ATGCCGCAGCAAGCACACTTACCCTTTTGCTCAGTAAGCATAAGGTTGTACTCATGTAACCCTATGCCATACAATCTTTTTAATTGATTGGCATAATGCTTCTCCTTGTACTTTTTAGTGTAGGCTCTGATCTTCTCCTTATTCTTTTCTCTGTAGGCTTTAAGCCTCTCCTTATTCTTCTCTCGGTAGGCTTTGTTCTTGGCGTTAAGCTCCTCCTTGTTCTTTTCATAGTAGGCTTTGCTGTAGGTTTTAAGCCTCTCCTTGATCTTTTCTCTGTAGGCTTTGTTCTTGGCTCTAAGCTCCTCCTTGTTCTTTTCATAGTAGGCTTTGTTGTAGGCTTTTGTATCCTCAGGGTTAGCATGAGCCATTTAGTTATCCTCCTCTTCGTTTAGGTAATCGTTGTCACTGAAGTAATCCTCCAAGTCGATCAACCCTTCAAAGATTAGGAGCCTAACGATTGCTTCTTCTTCGATATCAGATATCTCTGTTATGTCTTCTAAACTGTAGCTTAAACTAAGTACTCTAGCAAGCTCAGCTATGTCATGTCTCATCCTCTTCATCCTCAATAGTTTTCATAAGGTTGTCAGGGTCCAAACAAATAAGGTTTAAAGGTTCAATGCTCTTTGTAAAATGTATGACAGGTTCGAGTGCATCATCATACGTTTCGTAGTGAACCTCAACTTCTGCAATGTTGGTAGTTGAATCCTCAATTCTACAAAGGTTTATATAACCACCTTCTTCTTTGTCAGGGTTAACGTAAGGACCATCTACAACCCAGTGAATTAAGAGATGCTTCATTAGTTTCCTCCTTTAGCCAAGCTGTTGGTATGAGTTTGTCATCGAACTTAAAGTCGTTCTTGATACACCAATCAGCGTAGGTAGACTTACTACCTTTGTATAGCTTAGCCTTGCTATTGCTGAAGACAAATCTAATGTCTATCTCAGGGTGCTGCTTCTTAATCTGGAGATGCTTCCTCCTGTCTGCTGACACAAACCTACCTTTGGTTTCAATTACGATACCATTAGGTAGTATGAAGTCAGGAAGATACTTATGTGAGATAACCCACTCTATCCTTACTGACTCATACTGGTAGTCGATCCTCTTGTTCTTTAAGAAGGTAGCATTGTTAGCCTCAAGACCTGACCTAAACTTACCTAGACTTTTCTTGTTGGTAGGCTTACGTCTTCTCTTGGGTCTAAAACTGTAGGTCATTAGGAAGATACTCAGGAACTCTAGGTTCTTGTTCTACTTTGACCAGATGCTGAAGACCTGAAGCGTACACAAACGACCTAAGCTCAGGCCAGCACACCTTCTTGAACTCACAGTAGTTGCATGTAGAGCATAGCTTCAGGTTGGCACTGTCTCTGTACTGAGGTACAGGATCAAGGCGACCCGGAGGGAATGGAGCAGCCACCATAGCCTTGATGCCATCAATCTCCTTAGGCTTATTCTCAATGTCCTTACTGAAGTCATGCACGTCCAACAGGATTTCACCTGAGACTTTATCTACAACTAAGAAGGCACCATTAGTTTTGTCTGTAACTTCTGGGTCATCCTTAGCTGCTGCTACATAAGAAGAAAGCTGAGAGATATAACCAAAGCTGTCTTGTTCTCTTAGCTGTCCCTTCTTAAACTTCTGGAAGGAGAAAGGAGAAGCTGACTTAACATCGACAGTCATACCATCTATGACAGCATCCCTATGCCCTCTGACTCCGTAGAGTTCCATCTTAGTCTGCTCACCTGTTACAGTGTGTCCAGCAGCCTTAGCTAAGTTAAGAACTAAAGATTCAATTACATCACCAAAGAAGAATTTAAGTAGGTCACTACCTTTATTGCCGGTAGCCTCCCTTGGTTCGTTAATCTTGTACCAAAGTTTTCTCTTACATGGTGTACCAATACCTGACATAGACAACCTAGAACGGTAAGCCTCAGGTTTAGAAAACCTAGAATTAGAAAGCTCAGTTATTTCTTTGCCTAGCATACTGGCTATGTAGTTGTGCCAACCACCTTTGCCTTTTACAACTGAATAGATATCACCGACTAAAGTTGTTATTTCCTTCTGAGTCATAACTCGCCTCCTCATCATCATAAAATGTTTCTGGAAGAGGTCCGTCAACTAAGTCTGAGAAGTGGTCCTCCAGTTTTCTAAAGAAGATGTCGAAGGAAACATCGTAATCTTTAATGATCTTATCTATCTTGGATGCTGCAAAAGTTTCACCTAAACCATCTACCAATTCAGATAAGTCTTCTAGTTCAGTTATTACATTCCAACAACCTTCAAATTCAGTTAGCAGTTTAACATAGTCTGTCATCTAACTATCTTTCTGTTCTAAGGTAGACCCAAGGTGTAGGCTTGAGCCTGTTTTAGTTACCCCCTACACAGGTTAGGTACCCTAGAAACTAACGCCTGAGCTAGAACCACCTTCAGGTTTGAAAGACACTAGATCAAGTACACCTACAGCTTCCAGTGTGATGCTCTCGTACAAGGAGTTGTCTCCCTTATACACAGAGTATTTGATCTTAGCTTTAGTGCCGTTACCGATTAGACCATCATCTTGGGGGTTCCAAGGTTGAATGTACTGACCAATCTCAGCACTCTCTTCAGCCTTCATTCTAATCTCAGCAGCCTTATGATCGAATACACGAGGCTGAGGCGACCAACCTTCCCAGTTAGGTTTATTGTGAGGTCGTCTGAACGTAAGCTGATAGGAACCATTCCCCAGGTCTTTAATTCTACTGGCTGGAACCGCAGTGTCCAACAGCTTCTTCTTCTGATCCTCTGAGAACGTAGCTACACAGGAGTACTCACCATCTGGCTTGTACTTAGTGTCCTTATTGAACTCAAAGAGTTTAGGCCATGAGATTTCAGCCTCAATGATACCTGATTTGTTAATCTTACCCATCTGTACTGTCTCCTATTGTGGGATTTAGTTTAAGATTGGAAGTCTTATCATGTTTGGTTATCTGTGTCAAGTGGTTCAGTGTGTTTCTCCCCAGTTTCTTCCGATATCGCTGCTTCCTGCGAGAGGGCAGAAGACTTTGAGTTTATCTCCCGTTGTTTCAATCGAAAGTCTCTGAATAAGTCCAACTGTTTCGGCTGTTTGTCTGTCACCTCTGACCTCCGTTTGCCATTCATCGTGAGGCCATGTCACTAACTTGTAGTCTATGCCTCTTTCATCTAGCTGCTTAGTCCAAAGCAGTGCTGAGTGTTTCATCACAACTGCTTCACCATTCTGTAGCATACCAGCTAGAGTCTTATGCTGAGATGGTGTTTTAACTTTCCTTCCGTCTAGTCCAATGAAGTGTCCTTTAGCTGCTGCCTCAGGAACAATCTCATTCTTAAGTTTAGCTAAGCCTGAGATAGACTGAGTGAAGTTCTCAACAGCCTGACCAGCTTCTTTGGTGTTAACCTTAAGTATCTCAGCTATCTTAGCTACGCCTGCTCCAAGGAGGAAAGCGTAGATGAATGTCTTAGCCATGTCCCTAGTTATGTGGCTCATGTCTAAGGCTTTGCGGTTTACATTATGTATGTCAGTTTCGTCCTCCTTCTTACCTGATACGATAGCCTCAACATACTCCTCTGAGTTCATAAGATGAGCGAGTACCCTGAGTTGGATGCCTTCAGCATCAGTTCCAACAAGATAACAATCGCTAGGAACCATAAAAAGAGATCGTAATCTCCCATCATATTTGTCCTTCACTTGGTCAACAACTGACTTAGGTTCACCGTGGAACATAGCCGGGATGTTGGCTTGATTGGGGGATGAGTGAGCCATACGGCCAGTCCATGCACCTATATGTTGGAACCTACCGTGTATCCTACCGTCATTAGTTCTAGCTTCGCAGCCTATCCACTCCTCTAGGGAAGACCTGCGTCCTTCTAGGGTTAGCCACTCAGCCAGTCCCTTAGCCCCCTCAGGAGCAGTACTTGGTAGGGTAGCTAAGTTAGTTTCGTTACACATCCAACCATACACTCTGAACCTTTCTTCCTTCTCAGGTATGTCTTGTCCATCTCTAAGGTAGAGGATGTGTCCTTTAGTTTTTTCGGTAGGTTTCCAGCCAGCTTCCCAAAGACGTTCTATTCTGTCTTTCGGACTGCCCGGTTTAAACTTGACCCAATCGTAACAAAGCAGCTTCTCATCCTTAGTCTCAGTCTTAGGATAGCTACTTCTAGCCTTAAGCACAGAAGCGACAGGCGTACCATCTTTCTTTCTCCTATCTTTTAGTTCGTTGACTACCTCCAATTTAGGTGGGAAGTCTACTTGAAACCTAGCTTCAAGGTTAGCCATACGAGATTGAACTTCAGATAGACACACTAAGGCTTCTTCTTTGTTGAAGTCGAAACCATTCTCGTGCATCTTCTGACACAGCCTTTGGATACTGTGTTCTGTGTCTAAGCCTGGAGCATTCAACTCAGGTAGGAACCTCTTGTAGAGCCTAACAGTTATGTCTACGTCATTCCTACAGTAGTCTAACATCTCGTGGCTTAGGTCTGAGAAGTCTTTGAAGTTACCTTTGTGTAAGCCTAGCCGCCTACCCCAGTACTCCAAGCTGTGCCTACCTTTGACGCCTTTGACTGGTTCGTTGTCGTAGTTCAAGAACCTACTGACTACTAAAGTGTCTAGCACCTTAGCCTCAGGTATGACAGGACCAAGTAGTTTGTTGACTACAGGTACATCAAACTGAATGCCGTTGTGGAATACGAAACGATCAACAGTTGCACAGTAGTCGGTGAACCTTTGCTTCTCAGCTTCTGACTTGTCAACGTAGGTGAATTGATGCTGCTCACCTGTCTTAACATCCTCAGTGCAGATGCACCAAATACAGGTAGCATCTAGGTCGTCTGTTTCTATGTCCATAGCTACGACCTTAGTCATATTCTTAATCCTCAAAGGATGAAGGGTATGTCTCAGACAGGGTGAAGCTATCAGGATCGAATAGCAACTGACCTCCGAAACCTGTAGTTCCTGCTGGTCTGTTCTTAATGACAGTTAAGGTAGTTGTATTACGCTCAGTGTCTGACTCAGCGAACTTATCCCTAGATAGTTTGACAACCACTGAGGCTCTCTTACCTATCATACGGCAGTCTCTAATCTGACCTTCGTCATTCTCGTGGGCAATCGTTATGATACCTACGTTCAGTTCAGTAGCCAGCCTAGCTAACTTAGTTGATAGCTCAGACAGGAACTGCTCAAGCGTACCATCACCGTGCTTACTGTAACCTAAGTCTTGGATAGGTTCGAAGAAGATGTACTTACACTCACAGGCTGTAGCAAAGAACCTAATCCTGTCTAGCAGCTCCATAGGATCATCTTCTACACCCATAGTAAACTGGTATAGCATCCCATTCTTAGTCAACGACCGGATGCTGCCCTCTACCTCCTTATCCATAGAGTGAGCCTCAACTAAGTCCTTCCTAGTTAGGTTCAAACCTAAGTCATAGGACACTAAGCCTAAGAGTGACCTACGCTTGCTCTCTTCGTTGTGCCATATAGCGATAGGTACATCTGCGTGGTTCAGTAAGATGTTGTACTCTAAGAACCGCATGAACTCCGTCTTACCTATTCCCTCAGGTGCCTGAAAGATAGTGAAGTGACCCTGCATTAGACCTAAGATAGCCTGATCCAAAACCTCAATGCCTGTAGGTAGGTACTTACTGTCCTCTCCTTCGTTATAGATACTCAGGAACTGGTCAGTAGTGTTGAAGACATTCTCAGGGGTGTACTTGTTAGCATTCCACCAAGCACTCTTGTAAGCGTAGCCAGCACCATCCTGTAAGAACTCATTGGCGTCCTTGTACTTGTCATGTGACACACGATAGATACGGTTAGGGAATAAAGCACACAGCTTAGCTGCTACTGCATCACTCTTACCGTCACTGTCGAAGGACACGTAGATTTTCTCAAAGGATGACAACCAATCCTTACACTTCTCAAATAACCTACGACTTGGGTTAGCTGAAGGAAGTGACACAACAGGGTACTTAGAATCTAACATCTGGAAGGCTGACATAGCATCAACCTCTCCTTCAGTTATCGTGCAAGCCTTAGCTGACCCAGCATTGAACTTATCCATTCCGAATAGTTCGTCTGACTTAAATCCTCTGTCAGCCTTAAAGGATTTAGGTAGTGTCCTAATCTTTCTACCTCCACTAGGGTAAGGGTAGAACTGTTCGAGACTAACACCTTCAGAGGTTATGGAAGTCTCTACACCATACGCTCTCATGGTAGCCTCAGTGATACCTCTGTCAGCCTTGTAAGCCTTAGTGGTATTGATGCTAACGACGTTCGTCTGTTGTTGCATGTAGTCAGTTCCTTCAGTTTCCTGTTTTTGACGAAAGATGTTTGGAGTAGCCTTTCTACTGTACTTAGTAGGGTACTCTACAAGGAAGTGTTCCTCATACTGAACTCCTTTCTTTGGGTAACTATTACTACAGGAATGACAATAACCAATACCCCTATCTGTATTAAAGCTGAAGGCATCACTCGAATCACAACCTGGGTAAGGACATGGCTTGTGACTTAGCTGAGGCATTGTAAGTTCCTTCCTTAGGATATCCTTAGTACATAACTACTATATGTAATAGAGTAATGATATGACTTAGGATATCCTTAGTATGGTTACATAGAATGGGTCTTTGATTACCCTTTGTCAAGGGTTAGAAGTGAAATAAATCTGTGGATAACCACAATGACCAAATCAAATCTAATTAGACAAGCTAGGAATACAACCGTAGATAGTAGGTCAGTATTCATAGTTGACCTGCATCTATCCATTGGTTCCTAGTTGCATGGAGGTAGGTAATCTTAGTTGCACTCTCGTGCATAGCCCACTCCCAGTACTTAGGTTCGAAGTCCTTCTTGTTTTGTATGAGGTAGTCCTTATAGTTGAACCACTTCTGAAGGTCTTCCTCTACCTCCTTGATGTTGTTATATTCTTTGGGCATTAGGATGTACCTCCTGTAGAACCTAATCCTCCTGTGCCTCTATCTGTATCATTAGTATCGAAGGTATCCACAAGGTTTAGGCTAGTCCTTTCTACTTTGTGGAATACCATCTGAGCTACCCTGTCTCCGGGTCTGACACTAAAAGGTGAGCGACCTAAGTTATGCAGGATAACCTTAATCTCTCCTCGGTAGTCAGCATCTAGGATACCTGGGGCGTTGCTTACGAAGATACCTTTCTTAGCTGCTAAGCCTGATCTACTACAGACCATAGCGCACATGTCCTCAGGCATTCTCATTTGGAACCCACAGCCTACTACTCCTGTCTCGTTAGGGAACAGCACAAGAGACTGACTAGCGTACAGGTCATAGCCTCCAGCCTTAGAGGATCCTTTGGTTGGCACCTTAGAATGCTTGTGCATTAGGTGTATCTGCATAGCTTCAAACAGTTCAGTCATTGGGGTTCTCCTGTAGTGTTCTGTAGATTGTGTCTTTGTTGAAAGATAAGGTTTTGTCCACCTGCCTAGCTGTTAGGTTTTGGTAGTGACCTTCTATAGCCCACAGGTTCTCAGCTACCCACTTGTCCCTATGTCCTATAGATTGGAACTTGTAGACTACATCTCTGTCTAAGCCTTGGACTAAGAGAAACCTAGCTCTTCTGGGTTGGTTCATCGACTGAACCTCCCGTTCACCTTGTTAGCTAACTTGTCTAAGCTATCTCCCGGCAGCCCTTCAGTCCACCATGTGTAACCACCTTGGGTAGGATAGGTGACTGCAATAGCCCAAGACACACCTTCTTTACCTCTTGTTATGGACATATCCCCTCCTTTCTTTTGGATTAGATAAGCTAGAGTTTCGATTGCTTTACCCATGTGACTTACACCTCCTGTAGATTTAGTTTGAGGTTCTCTATGTCTTCACCAAAGAAGCAAAAGACAAATGTGTGACCATCGCTGTCTGTCACTAGCATGTCTCTCCAAGTAGTATCTCCTTCTGCTGAGATAGCCTTCAGCTTCATGGTTACGACGTTGTGTATGTTGATTGTAGTCATTAGTCTCTACTCCTCTTCCTCAGGTTCTACTTCGATTAAGCCTGAGCCTCCGCAGTCGTAGCATTCAACTGTTCGGCTCTTGATGTACCCGCCATGGCTCCAGTCAACTACAGGAGTCTCAATCTCCAGTTCACCTGAACCATAACACTCAGGACACTCTATATATGCCCAAGTAATAATTCTAGTCTTCCGCTCACTCTGTCTCATTACCCGCACCTTTCTGTCTCTGTATCTCATTACTCGGACGTTTCTCTTTCTCCTTTTCTTTCCCTAGTGTTTCCTCGTACCATGTAGGTAGTTGGATTAGGGCATGCGTCCAAGCTGCGGCCAATGCTATCGCACCTCCTAGGAATGTCAGGCCGATCACCCAAGATACTACGTCTACTATGTCCATTGGTTCTAACCCCACTGTTCAGCCATGGCATCAGCTATGCCTTGGAATGTTTTGCTCCGCTCTCTCCAACGGTCTGCACTAGGTGGCATCTTCCATATCCTTTGCTCTCGACCTTCCACGATAT